TATGGAACGAAGATAATAGTTCTTTAAGATTTGCTACTAACAACACTGAAGTTGCTAGGTTTGACAGTTCAGGCAACTTCGGTATAGGTACTATTTCGCCTTCAACTAAATTAGATGTTGTGGGTACTGCTAAAATTTCAGGCACAACTGAGCTTGGTAGTACAGCAACTGGTTTAAGATTTATTATTAATTCAACAGATGAATTTAGAATTGATGGTAGTGATACTGGTGGTAATGGTTGGAACTCTATTCACCTAAGAGCTGATGGTACTGATGGTTTATTTATACAAAAAGATACAAACAACGTAGGTATAGGAACTTCTAGCCCTTTAAGCAATACTAATTATGGTAATTTAACTTTAAGTGGCACTACTGGTGGGTCATTGTTTTTTGCTGATGATGGTGTTCAGAAAGGAATGTTATTAGGAAATAATGACGAAGTAAGACTTACTGCAAGTGTTGGTTATCTACGTTTTGATACTGGTGGTAACAATGAACGCATGAGAATAGACTCATCAGGCAACGTAGGTATAGGCACAACTTCTCCGGGAGCTAGATTACAAATAAATGGTTCATCAACAGACACTTCTGCTTTCGCTTTAATTGCTAGAAACTCTGGAGGAACTTCATTATTTAGTATTAGAAATGATGGTCGAGTTGATATCCCAACAGGTAATTTAAATGTTACTAACGATGTTGCAGTCTCAGGCAATCTAACAGTCACCGGTAACGCAACTATCAACGGTAATCTAACCTTTGGTAACGCAGCAACCGACACAGTTTCTTTCGGAGCTGATATAGATTCAAACATTATTCCAGACGATGACAATACTTATGACCTCGGCAGTTCTTCACAGGAATGGAAAGACTTATACATAGATGGTGTGATATATGCCGACCAAATAGACCTAGGCGACAACGAAAAGATTAGACTAGGTGCTAGTCAAGATTTAGAAATCTACCATGATGGTAGTAATAGTTACATTTGGGAAAAAGGTACAGGTAACTTAATAGTTCGTGGTACTGAATTTAGACTGCAAGATAGTTCAGGTAATCAACAGCTTGTAACAAACTCTGGTGCAGGTGTTGGTCTTTATCATAACGCTTCTATTAAAATGGAAACAACCTCATCAGGAATAGATGTTACTGGTACAGTCGTTGCAGATGGTTTAAATCTCGGCACTACTGGAAACGCAACCCTAGCAAATATTCTTTCTGCTGATAATACTTCTAACACATTAATTAGTGGTGGTAACGCAACCAACGCAGGTGCTAACTATGCTTTATTTGGTGGCAGTCATGCTTCACTTGCGAATGTTCATCGTTGGAGAAATGGTGGTACAGAAATTGCTAGATTTGATGCTTCAGGCAGACTATTAATAGGTGGCACTTCTACTTCTTTCAACGATATATTGCGTGTTTTTGGCGATGGTTATGCAGGTGCATGGAGAACAGGAACTAGCTCAACTTATGTTGGTAAAATGCATAACAACGCAGGGAAACTGGCACTAGAATCAGATGGTAGTAGAGATATACAATTTGGTAATTCTACAAATACGCAGGTAATGTATATTGATACCTCTGCACAAAACGTAGGTATAGGAACTGCTTCACCAAGTGCTAATCTGCATTTAAAATCTACAGATGCACAAAAACCTATAATACAACTAGAAAGCACAGCTGCTTCTGGTGCAGATAATTACATAAGATATGGGGATAGTTCCGAAAATTATTCTTATGCTTTAGGTATTGATGATACTGGTAATACTTTTAGATTAGCGTATGATGGCACAAGTTTTGATGGAGCAGCAGTAGGCACTAATGATTTGTTCACAATTTCATCAAACGGCAACGTAGGGATTGGAACTACTTCGCCAAGTCAGCCTTTAGAAGTTGCAGGTAACATACAGGCTACAGGCACAAGGTCTATATCAGCTCTTTATGATTCTAATCATTACATGAGACTTGAAGCTAATTCTTCAGGTGGTATTTTAAAAGGTACAGATGGTGGAGTAATAACAACTCTAGTTAGAACTTATGGCGATTCATATTTTAATGGTGGCAACCTTGGTATAGGAACTAGTTCGCCTTCAGACAAAGTAGAAGTTTATGCTAATGGTGCAGATGTTGCTTTAAAAATTCACGAAGATGCAGGAACACATACAGCAAGATTACATTTAAGAGAAGGCACACAAGATACTTATATCCAAAATAGGGCTGGAAATGGTTTTGAAATTAGAACAGAAAACAATATTTCTACTTCTAGTACAGCAGCTATGCAGATTACAGCAGGTGGAGATATTACTACTGGTTATAATCTTACTGTAGGCGGCAACCTCACAGTCTCTGGAACCACCACAACACTTAACACAGCAACCCTAGATGTCGAAGACAAAAACATAACTCTTAACAAAGGCTCAGGAGATACTTCAGCTTCAGCCGATGGAGCTGGTATTACTATCCAAGATGCAGTCGATGCTTCTACTGATGCTACCTTGCTTTGGGATGCTACTAACGATAAGTTTGATTTCAGTCACAGCATACAAGTACCTGACAATGCGAATGTCAAGGTCGGTAGTGCTGGTGATTTATTCATGGTACACAATGGTACTAACTCTTTTATACAGAACAAAGTTGGTGATTTATATCTAGAAAATGCTTCTGACGATAAAGATATTTTCTTTAGAAGTGATGATGGGTCAGGTGGTTTAGCTACTTACATGACTATAGATGGAAGTCATTCAAGAATATCTGTAGCAAAAGAACTTATAGCATTAGATAATATACCTATAAGAGTGGGTAGTGGTGACGATACAGCATGGAAACATGATGGCAGTAATACTTATTTAATAAATAAAACAGGTGATTTTTATATACAAAATACAGCAGATGACAAGGATATTGTCTTTCAGTCAGATAATGGGTCTGGTGGTGTTCAAACATATTTCTTTTTAGATGGAAGTGCTGAACAAGTTGTCTTTGAAAAAGCTGCAAGATTTACAGACAACGATAAAGCTATCTTTGGTACTGGTAGTGATTTAGAAATATACCACAATGGTTCAAATTCAATTATAGATAATAATACAGGCGATTTAGTTCTTAGGTGTGATAGTGACGATATAAAAATCTTAGCAGAAGATGATGTTGTTATAGGTGATAATGATGATTCAACAAGATTTGCAACATTTACCAATGGTGGAGCAGTAACATTATTTCATAATGGCTCAAGCAAACTAGCCACCACCTCAACAGGGATAGATGTTGATGGTGGTTCTGGAACAGTTGTCAAAATTGGTGACAGTACAAATAATGTAGCTAAAGGAATTGAATTTTTATCATCAACAAGTGTTGATGCCTTTATGAAGCTAACAGGTCAATCAGGTACTCTTGAAATAAGTGCTGGTCGTAATGCTTCTTGGGGTGGTGAGATTGTATTATCTACTGATACAGATGAACGTATGCGAATAACCAGTTCAGGCAATGTTGGTATAGGAACTACTTCGCCATCACAAGCCTTGGAAGTAGCTGGTTCAATTAGAATTGATAATGGTGCAAGTTTTACTGCTTATGAAGTCTACAGAGATAACATACTGTACGGAAAAGTTGGTGGTGGTTCTAATCAATTTACAATTCAAGCTGATAATAGTAAAAGTTTAAATTTATTTGAAGATGGTGGAGCAGGAATAACCATTATAGATGGTGGCAACGTAGGTATAGGAACTACTTCGCCAAACTACTTGCTTGATGTTGAGGGTACAGGAAGCACTTTAGCTAGACTTAATTCAACTTCAGGTTCAGCACTTTTGCAAATAAGTGTGCCAGATACAACCAGTATTTGTGATATAAATTTTGGAGATACAGGACATACACAAAGAGGACAAATTAGATACAGGCATAATGGAGATTCTCTGGCATTTTCAACAGCACAAACTGAAGCAATAAGAATAGACAGTTCAGGCAACGTTGGTATCGGAACTACTGCACCGGGAGTTCAGCTTGATATAGAATCAAGTGGAAATAACTCTCAACTAGAACTAACTGCAACGGATGGCACAGACCAATCATTTGGGCTATTTAGTGCAACTGGTAATAACAGTAATGGTGCAGGTTTTTATATTCAAGACAAAACAGCTAATGCTATAAGACTTAAAGTAGACTCATCAGGGAACGTAGGTATAGGAACTACTTCGCCTAGTGCATCTTTATCAATTTCAAAACAAACAACAGCACTATCAGGTACAGGTAATAGCTATGGGTTATATTTATATCCTACTTCATCAGGAGTAGTTAATATAGATGCTCTTACA